TAGCAATTGGAGATAGGGGTGGTGATTTAGGTAATAACAATGGTATAGATGGTAAAATTGCAATAGTACAAGTTTATAATAGAGCATTGACCGCATCAGAAGTATTACAAAATTTTAACGCCCAAAGGGGCAGATTCGGAGTATAATTATGGCATCAGTAATAGGAGGAAAAACAAGAGATACGAAAACTTTCGTGGCACCCTATCAAGATAACTTGGTTTTTGCCATAGATGCTTGGGATAAGAATAGCTATCCTGGTAGTGGAACAACATGGACTGATGCTGTCGGTGGAGTAAATGGAACATTGGGTGGTGGTAATGGTGCAGCACCTGATTTGGTAAAGAGTGGTGGAAATACTTGGTTTAACTTCAAGGGACATGCATCAAACGCAAACTCGGGTGATGATGTTAGTTTTACCTTACCAGCCTTTGGAACAGGAGCATTTACCATAGGACTTTGGTATAGGTCTGAAACCTTTGTTGATTGGCAGACTTGGGTATCAACCACGAGAGGTAGTGGTGGTTACAACTTTGGAACAGATGGAGATGGTGATATAGTTTTTTTTGTCAGTCCATCTCGTAGAGCTACTGATGATGGTGCACTTGACCCTAATGATGACGGAGCTGGGAACAACATTTGGAGGCATATCGTCATTACGAGAGCAAGCAGTGGTGGAGGTCTAATAACTTACTTGGATGGTTCTGAGGGAGCTACAGGATCCGATGGTGGAGCAAACCTAGCAAACACAACAGGATATATCGGTAATTTGGATGGAAGTGCTGAATACATAAATGGTGATTTACCTTGTGTTTGGATGTGGAATGTTACATTGACTGCAGCTCAAATTTTAGAATTATTTAATAATCAAAAAGGTCGTTTTGGACGATAGTTACCAAAAAAAATCATTTTTTCAAAAATTTAATATATATTTATTTAAAACTCATAATAAGGAGAATAAGTTATGGCAGTTACAGAAGAGTCAAAGTTAGCTTCAAAGGTTGTGGAACAATCCGCTGATATCAAATTTACCGAAGAAGAATTAAAGTCTTTGGGTGATTTGAATCAAGGTTACCAAACAAAACAACAACAATTCGGACAATTAAAGGTTCAGAAATTATTGGTTCAACAACAATTGGAAGCTCTTGATGAAACCGAAATTCGTTTGGAAACTGAATATTCGGAATTACAAAAATCCGAACAGAATTTGGTATCACAATTAAACGAAAAGTATGGGCCAGGTCAATTAGACCCTAAGACTGGTGTATTCACACCAACGGCTCAACAACCAGAACCTCAGTAGAAAATAAAACTTCTCAAAACAATCGTTTGAGATTTTTGTGCTCTATTTATAATTAAATATTTAAGGTTTAATAGACCTAAAGTTATGTATTTCATGAAATAATAATAATCTAATTGGGAGATAATTAATGGCAGAAAGAATCGTAAGTCCGGGTGTATTTACTCGTGAACGAGACCTTTCTTTTCTACCTCAAGGGATTGCTGAAATTGGTGCGGCAATTGTAGGACCTACTATAAAAGGTCCTGCTTTTGTTCCTACTATGGTTTCCAGCTTCGCTGAGTTTGAAGAGATGTTTGGTTCAACGAAAAAAGAAATATACACACCGTACGCCGTAGAACAATATTTGAGAAGTGCTGGACAAGTAACGATTGTCCGTGTTCTCAACACAGGTGGATATTCCGCCGACTTTGTTCAAGTAAGATTGACAGTCAGTGCGTCACTAGCTTCATTCGACACTGGTTCGTCAGTTCAATATGTATTGGCACCATCTCGTGGTGGTTCAAGTGGAACAGTAAGATTAGACAAGTGTTCAGTTACTCAACCCGCAGCTGGGACGAGTAGTTGGTCACAATTTACCTTGGCAGTAAGTGGTAGTAACTTTGGTGCTAAAGGAGTGACTAATCGTTCATATACTGTTTCATTCAACACCTCAAGTGCAGACTTTTTTGAAAATGTGTTCTCAAAAGACCCACAAGTTCAAAAATCAGGTTTGAATACGGTACCTGTTTACTTGTACAAATCATTTAAACATAACGCTAGTAATTTTAGTAGTAAAACTAATGCTACTGCTTCATTAGCTAGTGGTTCACATTCAAGTGTGGATTTTACAAACTCAACTTTTGATAACGCTTCAACCCCATCTGTACAATCACAGATGATTAATGGTTCGAGATATAATCTTTTCAAGGTCAATACTCGTTCTCATGGTAGTGATGTCAATAACAAGTTGAAAATTGTAATTCAAGCAGTTAAAGCCGCAGGAACAATAGCTGGTAGTGATTATGGTTCATTTTCACTTCAAGTTAGACAGACTGGTCTTAATGACAAAGGTTTGACTACTGATAATGTATTGGAACAATTCGACAATCTAAACTTCAATCCTGAAGACGCAAATTACTTCGCAAGAAGAATTGGTGATAGATATGTAACAATTGATGACGATGGTAAATTAACCTATAATGGAGATTGGGATAATCGTTCCAAGCACATCTATGTAAGTGATTTTACTGAAATCGCTAACGGAGCTATACCAAAAGTATTGGTTCCATTAGGACACGCAGCAATTACTAATCCAAGTGTAGGTGCTGAAGCAGTACCAACATGGTCTTTCAAAGATTCTCAGTTGAACACCAATGGTGCACCTGATGTTAATGTATTGTATGGACATGATTACAAAAACGCTGATGCAGACCAATACTTATCACCATTACCGAATTCCGCAGGAGCTGGTCTTCATGTAACAATGAGTCTTGAAGATTTCAATGGAACAGATTCCATTAAACCTTCAACCGAAACTTTCTCTAACGCATCTGAAAAAGTTACCTTGTTACTGTCACACATAGACCAAAGAAGATTCGTTGTTCCATTTCAAGGTGGATATGATGGAGACAATCCAGCAAATCCTAAGTTGAGTGGAGCTGACATTGTCTCTACAAACACACAAGGATTTGATATATCATCAACATCCGCAGGTGGATACACAGCATATAAGAAAGGTATTAACGCAATCAGTAATCCTGATGAATTTGATATCAATATGTTGGTCGTACCTGGTGTGATTCATAACCTACACTCAAGTATAACAAATCACGCTATCGGTAAAGCCGAGGACAGAGGTGATACATTTGTTATCTTGGATTGTGTTAAGTATGGAGCAAGTATATCAGACGCTACTGCAGCTATTCAAGCACTTGATAGTAATTACGCAGCTACTTATTATCCTTGGGTAAAGATAAGGGATAGAAACACTAACCTACCTGTATGGGTTCCACCATCAGTAGTGTTAGCTGGAACTATCGCATTTACCGATAGGGTAGCTCATGAATGGTTCGCACCTGCTGGATTGAATCGTGGTGGATTGACAACTGTAACAGAAGCTCAGACTCGTTTAACACACGCAGAAAGAGATACTCTGTATGAAGCAAGAATCAATCCAATCGCATCCTTTCCTGGACAAGGTGTATGTGTATGGGGACAGAAGACCTTACAAGGTCGTCCATCAGCACTTGACCGAGTCAATGTAAGAAGACTATTAATCAGATTGAAGAAGTTCATCGCATCATCTTCAAGATTCTTGGTATTCGAACAAAACACATCTGCTACAAGAAACAGATTCCTAAACATTGTGAATCCTTTCTTAGAGTCAGTTCAAGCTAATAGTGGTTTATCCGCCTTTAGAGTTGTTATGGATGACACCAACAACACACCTGATGTCATAGACAGAAATCAGTTGGTTGGTCAAATATTCATTCAACCTACAAGAACAGCTGAATTCATTGTGTTGGACTTCGTTGTCTTACCTACTGGAGCAGCATTCCCAAGTTAATAGGGAGTACAAATATAGAAAACCCCATTTAATCGTGGGGTTTTTTATTGCCCATTAATATTTATTAATAGTAGAAAGAAAAAACTTCTAAAAAACTTCTAAAACACCATTTTGATGTTTTTTTGAAATTATGATATTTATATAAGAATAGAAGACATTCTTAATTTAGGAGAAATGAAATGCCAGACTTATTAGATCCGTCAGAAATAATGTTCACTCCGTTTGAACCAAAGACGAAGAACAGATACATCATGTACATCGAGGGTATCCCTTCTTATTTGATTAAAACAGCGAACAGACCAACCATAGCTTTCGAGACCATCGAACTCGACCACATTAATGTGAAGAGATACATAAAAGGTAAGGGAGCATGGGAAGAATTAGAAATAACACTTTACGACCCAGTAGTTCCAAGTGGAGCTCAAGCCGTAATGGAATGGGTGAGACTATCTCACGAATCCGTTACTGGTAGAGATGGGTATTCAGATTTTTATAAGAAAGATGTAACCTTTAATGTGTTAGGACCTGTAGGTGAAAAAGTCGAAGAATGGACTTTGAAAGGAGCTTATATATCCAACGCATCATTCGGTGATTTAGATTGGGCTAACGCTACAGACCCAGTTGATATCACCCTAACTCTAAGATACGATTACGCAATACTACAATTCTAATCACTCTTAGGAGTAAAACTTATAATAGGTCTGGCAACTTGTTATAGCAAAAAAGTGAGGTT